GAAGACTTTACTGAAAGATTAATCGATAGAAGAATGTTCGTTGAACTAAAAAAATATATCGACGAAAAGTAGAAAGTCTGAAAGATATTTCGTATATTTAAGTATAGTTAAAAAGATAAAATAATAGGTTATGACAGTTGTAGATTTTATGAAAGGTAGAGAAGGTGAATTTAGATTTGTTCTTAAAGGAAGAAATGGATTCAGTATTAGTCACGCTTCACCAACTATGAATGCTACTTTCAATACGCATTTAGAGTTGACTCTATCTATGGGTAAAAAAGGAGTTGTTCAGACAGTTGAGTTTAATCCTGAAGGTAAAGGAGCTTGGATGCCTATCTTTCAACGTAAAGGTAAGAAGATCTTCATTGATAAACAATTATTAAATGTTCTTACTGTTGGAACTATTAATGAATTATATCAGAATACTGAACTATACAATCAAGATCAGTATAAGTTAAATGGAGCTAAGACATGGGCTGACTTAGCTTATGGTAAAAACGAACTTGAAACAGTTAAATAATAAAGGTATGCAAAAGAAAACTTTTAACGATATTAAATTTGGTCCTCATCCAGTAGGAACTGGAATCCTTGGTACAATAAACATAAATGGTTTAACTCTGAGTGTTATTGCCGGAAAAGGATTCTACAGTACTTCTAATAGTGATGTTGATCCCTTTTTTCAAACTGCTGATGATTACAGCGCATTCGAGATTGCTGTCGTGGATCAAGATGGTGCTTATATAACTGATAAGTTCTTTGATGATGATCATGACAATGGAGTACGTGGCTGGCTTAGTCGAGATGATATCAATCATCTTATTTTAAAACTATAGCATAAAATAATTTTATGTTTAGTAGGAGAATTGAAATATAATTCTTATATTTAAGTATAGTTAAAAAGATAAATAATAGGTTATGAGTTCAATTATTAATACAATCATTAGTGCATTTCGATTTATTACTGGTCAAGAATCTTATGATGAGATATCTGATAATGCAAAGTTAGTAGGAATTGCTATGGTAGTATTCCTTGTATGGTTTGCTCTTCTTATTACTCAGGATGCTAATCCTGAAATACTTTAATTAGTAGTAGGAAGTCTGAAGATAATTTCTTATCTTTAAGTATAGTTAAAAAGTTAAAATAAAGGTTATGAATAGCAAGATTGTAAAAATGAAGGATATAAACTTCGATGAGAGTTTATTTATCCCTATGGAGACTGGTAAAGTCGTTGATAATTTATTAAGTGGTACTGGAGGATTAATGAAAGGATGTAACTTCGCTTTTGTTGGAGATCCTGGTGTTGGTAAGTCTACTGTATTGTTAGATATCTTAGCTGACCTTCAGAAGAATGGTAGTAATGTATTATTTGTTTCTGGAGAGATGAATGCTATCGATATGTATGGTTACGTTAAGCGTTTCCCGAAGTTCGGTAATCTTCCGATCTTATTTATGGGTGATCATTTAGATAGCGATCCTCTGCAAGTATTAGAGAGTACTTTTAAGAAAGGATTCGATACTGTACTTATCGATAGTATGGCTGAGATCGTAACTGTTGTTAGTGATTACCATCGTTGTACTAATAAGCAAGCTGAGACTATGATCTTAAATCTTTATGAGAAGCATAACTTAGCTAACAACGATACTAATACTCATACGACGTTTATGATAATACAGCAGGTTACTAAGACTGGAAACTTTGCTGGTAGTAATCGCTTTAAGCATATGCTAACTGGAATGTGTCATATGATATTCGAATCTGAAGATCAGCGATTGATGTTCTTTAGTAAGAATCGCCGAGGAAGTAAAACTCGTCGACTATACTTTGATTTAGGTGCTGGTGGATCTGTTACTTGGATACATCCTGATTCTGTAACTACTGAAGCATAAGATTATGGATATGACTAGAAAAGAAGCAAGCGGAAGAGCTAATAGCTATTTGAAGGAATTGATTATAGGGTATTTTCGAGAAGCAGAAGTGCAAGAAGATAGCAGCGGTTTAAATTACGTTAGTATTTATAATCAGTATGGTAGAAGAATTCCATGGTTATATTATAGACGAGAGAATTTATGGAATGCTAGTCCTTTGGAGGTTAATTGTGGAGGAGGGTTACCTGGTTGTCCTAAATCAGTAATAGAGAAAGTAGTTGAGATTAATTACAAGTTTAATGATGGGATGGAAGCAGGAGGAATATGGAATGTTTTAAATTAGAATTATGGCAAAAAAATTAATAAAAATGGAATCGTATACAACCATCTGTTGGTATGAAGCTGAGATTACTGACGAGCAAGCTGAGTTATTTGAGAACGATCAAGATAAGTTTTATGAGCTCCATTATGATGATATTGATGGGGTAATGGAATTACAAAGAGATAAGATTGTAAATGAAGAAACAGAATTCAGTGTCGAAGGATAATACATTCTGGGAGATCCAATATGGACATAAGCCTAGTTTATTTCCGTCTAAGTTTTATGTCTTTGCCGGAAGTAAAAGAGAAGCTAAAAAGTCTGTGAAGGATAGATGGCATGGACATGAGTATGCTTGCGATACTAAAATAATTAAGATAGTAAAAAAGGAAGAAGGTTGGAGACCTTGGAAAGATTAAATTTAAATTATGAGTGTAGAAGAACATATAAATCAGTGGTACGATAATCTTATTGAAATGAACTTCTTTAAGCAAGAAGAAATCGATGAGGCGTTTGGTACGAAAGCTTTCTATGAGATTGCAACAGAGGTTTGTAGTATGAATGATCTTCTTTATGATGATCCAACTCCTAATGAAAAGCAGTTCGGAGAGATACTTCAGGAGGTTGTTGTTTATGCAACTGCATTGAGTTTGAAAGAGAAAGGATTGGTGGAATTAGATGAAGAAAGAAACATGACTGTGACTGAAGAAGGTTATAACTACTTCATGAATCTTAACGATTTTGGTAACATAAATTTTAACTAATGAGTTGGGGAAGAGCAATGCGAAACTTGAATAGATTCTTTAGGGCTTTAATTGCTATCCTTTTCACTCTGTTATTATTTATATGCGTAAATGTTCTTGGTTCATGTACTACCAAAAAAGAGATAAGCATAGAGGTGGAAGAGCTTTGTATCGATCATTATCATGAGAATTTTTACTTAGAAAATTATGATTATTGGTTGTGTTTAACTTGTGATGCAGTTTGTAGAATTGATACTTTTTATATAGCAGAATGAAATATTTAATAATAACTTTTATACTTAACTTTGCATTACAAGCTAATGCTCAATCGGCTTATTTTCATACTTCAAAAGATGATATTGAGAAGGTAGCAAAGAAGGATGGTTATAGAGTTTCTACTGAAATGAAAATGGTAGGTGAAACTATGAATATTATTTACTATCTTAAGAAAGATGATATAATAATTAGAGTTGGATACGTTCCAGATATGAACATGCCCGCTTGGATTAATTACACAGAAGAGTAGATATTTATAGTGATGATACAACAAGCATTATTAATCGTAGGAGGAATAGTTATAACGACTGGACTGATTACATATTTACTTTTAAGAAAGAAATGAAAATATTTTTATTGGTTAAAAAATTATTAGATAAATTTAGACGTAAAAGACCTTCAGTATGGGATATAAATCTTACCCCGGAGGGTGAATTTTTTGATGGTGACGATAGTTACGAAATTGAATAATATGACTGAAATTAAAAATGGTTGGGTGCCGGATCCTAAATGGCATGCGTATATAAGTTTTCTTAAATCGTCAGTTCGATTAGTAGGATATGGATTCATACCTTTTAACTTACTAACAGCAGCTGTTTTATTAGCTGGAGCTGAATTGTTAGGTATTATAGAGGAGATGGTATGAAGCGATTACAAATTATGGCATACAATCCATGGAAAATAGATCTTGAAGATATATCATGGGGTAGAGGATATACTGATGATAATTTATATGATATTATTGATAAAGCTAGAAAAGAATATCCTAAGCATAGTATAACTCTGTATTTTGATAATGGTAAAATTAAAACTTATAATCCATTATACAGAGTACAAAAATATGTTTGATGGAAACAGTAAGCCTTTTATTTTTATTAGTATGTACTTTAATAGCTTTAGCAACAACCTTAAATGATTAAATGATTAAAATATTTTTACTCTCTTTACAGTTCTTTACTCCTATAACTCCATATTATAGTGCTCTTAATACTAATGGAGGTTGGTTAACTATGACACTCCAAACTGAAGACTCTTCTTGTACTGCATGTGGTGATTTTAATATTGTATATGAAGATGCGGATGCAACTTTAGGGTTTGATGCTTTGTATGATGGTTATAATCTTCCATCACAAGAGCCTACTCCTACATTATTTACTATGCTGCCTGGAGATGATTTTATTTCTTTATCTAACTTTAACGGTTTAGCAGTTCAATGCTTCCCTAACTTAGGAATGGATTCTATAAAACTAGGGGCAGTAAGTTATAGAGATAGCGCTATGTTTACTTTTTATACTGGAGGTAATATTACATCAGCCACCTTGCATGATAAATTATTAAATACATTTACTCCTATTGATTCCGGAAGCACATATTCCTTTATAGTGGATAGCTTAGGATGGAATGAGAAAGTAGATGATAGATTTGTATTACATTTTCATAGAGATACATTATTGGTATTAGATCTAGAGCAGGATGGTATACAAGTTAATAATATATTAGATATAAACTATCCAGTTAGATATTATAATTTATCTGGAGAGCAGATAGACGAGCCTAGAAGTATTTGTATACGAGTAGTAGGTATTAGAGAACCTGAATTAATAATAGTAAAAGAATGAGAAAGCCTTGGTTTAAAGTTATATTTTCGATAGCAATTATTATTGCAAGTATCCCTTCTGTAGTAACAGATATTAGGGAAGGATTTAGTGGAACGTATACTCATTATGGTACGCTTCTGATTGGTATTAGTTATTTTATTGAGTCCTTATTTTGGGTACTTGAGATGTGGATAACTGATGTGAATAAAATTATAGATGAAGGGTTAGATGGGTATGATGGATTTGAAGAAGAGGTAGGTAAATGGATAATTGATCCTAATGCTAGAGATAAAGAGGCATGGGATAAAGAATGGAAAAGAACAAATAAATAAATTGATATGGTAGATGCATTAATTATTATTGGATGTTTAACATTCATATTTGGTATATTTTATTATGTAGGAGAAACAATGTTTGATAATTTAGAAGATGATGAAGATGGGACAGAATAGCTATGATAGACATATGGTAAACAAAAACTATAACGGACAAAGAACAAGAGTAAGAGGTGAGAGGAGTAATCCAGTTATATCAAGAGGTATAGTAGAGATGGATACAATAGAAGAAATACTTTATAAAGCCTATAATAATAATAAGTTTAATGAAGTAAGAGATAGAGCTATGGATATTATACTAGAGAATAAGAATAGAGTAATAAGTAGAATAGAGGCTTATACAATGGCTTATAATGAGATAATAGATAATAATGATGTATAAGTTTGAATTAGACCTAATAGAACAAATGATAGAAGAGTTAGGTGAAGAGAATAGAGTATTACTAGAACATATGGCTACTAAGTATCAATATGATGATATGTCGTTATCTAGAGAAAAAGCTTATAAGAAGGCATTTAACTATGTGAAAGAGGAAGTGTATAAAAATAATCAAAGTGTAGAATAAAAGAATATGAATCTATTAAACCAATACAAAGAATATATTAACTTCATGAGAGATAGTTCTGATGTAGTGGTATTAGCGTTAGTAGCATTTATATTTGGAAGTTATATCATAATTGATAAAGTTATTAACTACGTTAATAAAATTCATAATGATGATAACAATAATTAATATCTTAGTACTATTGTATGTATTAAAAGTGGTAAGAGAAGAGTATAAAGACTATATTGATAATAAGAAATACTAGTGTGTAGGTTAGATAGGCACGTTGATTTATCATAAAAAAATTATATCAGGGGTATCCATCCCAATTAAACAACTTTTTTTTCTAGCAAAATTTATATATTCGATATCGATCGATTCGATAGGAAGGCCAACAAAGTAGTAAAGATAGTTGGAGGCCTGAGATATATTTCTTATATTTAAGATATAGTTAAAAAGATAATAAAGGTTATGAGTAATATCAACATCAGCAAAATGAATCAGGAAGCCCTTCAAGCAATTGGTGAGGGGGAGTTTATTAAGTTTGAATACAAGCATCCAGTACTAGAGGATAAGAGAGCTTTATTTACTTTTGTAGGCCATGAGGCTAAAACTAAAGGTGAAACATTCTATACAGTAGAGCGTCTGGGACAGTCTATGAATGTAGAGTATATTAGAGATGGTATCATGAAAGTATATGACTTTAATATGATGGGTCAAAAGACTTCTTACCAGTTTGATCTATCTAAGATTGAGGTACTAGGCTACACCTTCAATGAAGAGGCTTATCGTAATAAAGGAATTGTTGCGTAACTGGCAAAGATAATTCACAAAACAGTTGGAAGTACGAAAGATAATTCGTATATTTAATATAAGTTAAAAAGATAAATAATAGGTTATGATTTTACAAAGTAGTTCAAAGGTTAAGAAAGGTTCAAAGTTCGCTAAAGGTGAAGGTAATGATTGTGTGGTGTTAGCTATCGCTAATGCAATGGGAGTAGATTATGATACTGCTCATACTTATGCTCGTCGTCAATTAAATCGTAGAGATGGTAGAGGGGTTCAAACCGTAAACATTCATAGTGAGTTCGGAAAAGGAAATATTAAAGTCGGAGATAGAGAAGCTACCTTTACTCAAATGCTAGGACTTCAAATTAAAAACCGATACGTAGTCAAAGGAGAGACAATAGATAGACAGAAGACATTAAAGTCATTTATCCAGTCTCATCCTAAAGGAACATATATAGTACTAGTAGCAAACCATGCTCTAGTAGTAAAAGATGGTATATTGATAGATCACCCTGGATTAGAGTTTAAGCCTACTAGAAAGGTTAAGGCTGCATATAACGTTACTCTTAAGGGATCTTATCAAAAACAATTAACCTTATTTTAACTGTAGATCGAGTAGAACTAGGATATCCTGAAATATTGGATATCTTGGTTTTCTCGGTTATTTCGGAAAAATAGGAAAACGCGGAAATCTTGGAAAATTAGGAAAAAGCAAAAAATGTAGTTTTTTTCCATATAGAGGTAAAACCGTAAAAAATCTTCCCAGAGTGGTGGATATAGAAATGATAGATTTTTGAGATAGAAACGGGTATATATTCTTGTTATATAGGGTATATATTTAAATATTGAATATATAAAACAATAAGCTTAGTAAAAAGATATTTATTAATATTAAGAACAAAGCATTCCAATGAACTACAAAAAAATCATCATGAAAGAAGTTTATAGCAAAATGAAAGAGAAATTAGACAAAGAGATGCATGAACTAATTGTACCAGAAGCTTCAGATGAAGATATTGAAAATCAGAAAAAAATGAATCAAGAGTTAGAAAAAACTAAAGAACTTAGAGATAAGCTACAAACAGAAGCGGATGCAGATGATATTAAGAGAGCACAAGATCTTAATAAGGAATTAGAGACTACTAAAAAGCATGCCGATGATTTAACTAAAGCAAGTGCAGCTTCACCTATTGCAGAAAAGATTGCTCAAAAAGTAAGAGAAAGACTTAATAAAGAGGATATTGAAGAAGCTAAAGAGTCAACAGCAGATATTAAACAAGCAATTAAAGATTTAGTTCAGAAGCTTAAAGATCAAAACGATCATTTATACCCAGAAGGAGCCAAAGATTTAGCTATCGATATGATTAAAAAGATGGATATCAAAGAAGCATTAGAGTCAATGGGTACCGCAGATGAGGATACCATGAAATATTTACTACAAGATATAGGTAGAGAAGAATTAGTAAACTTTGAAAAACAATTTGTAGAAATGTTTGATACTCTTAGAGACATTAGATATGATGGTAGTGAGCAGTTAAGTAAAGGAGCATCAGAGATTAGTCAGAGAATTCATAACTTTATTACTATATTTAGACAAGCAATTAAAGGTAATCCGGTAATTAAAGAAGAAACTATTGATAAAGGTCTTTTAGATCAAAAATCTCCTCAAGAGATTAAAAGAATGCATAAAACATTAAAAGATGCCGCTACTCTTGTTAATGATTTTCTATATTACGGAACCGATAAACAACAAATGTTAGCCGATAAAATTCATGGTACCGGTGGAATGTATAAATTAATGGCTACATTACAAGATGAACTTGAAAAAAGAGAAGGTGCACTAGATGAAGGTAAAACCGAATCTTTAACCAACAACCACTCTAACCCAGTGACAGAAGAATTCAGCGCCGGTCGATTAAAAAGGGTTCAAGATGATTTAATGAAACTCATTCATAAAATCGCCGACAAAGAAGAGATAGGTAAGAAAGAGGCTATCAAAAGAGCTATTATAGCTTTGCAAGATGCCCATAAAGGAAATATTTACGAGATAATTAGTAAATTAGGGTAAAGGAATATATATAACTAACGAATTAAAAAAATTATGAGCGACACGAATTTTAACTATAAAAAATATGTAAGTAATAACCCTTTATTAGCTGAGGCGGATACTACACCTAGAAAAGTTACTCCAATTGGAAATGTAGCTGCTGGAGATATTGCAACTAGATTTGATGATAAGGAGTTTACTGTAATTACTACCGGTACTCTTGGAGATCTTAAAAAATATGATGTTGAAAAGGTAACTAAGGATATCGATCCTGATACTGAAGCGATTGCTGTTGAGGATCCGAACACCGGTTACGCTGTTTATACTTATGATCTTGGAGGAGCTGTTGTTTTTGAAGAAGGAGCTTTAGATGAGGAAGAAAGAAAAGAAGTAAGACCCGGTGTAAGATCAGCGGCTATTAAATTAGGTATGGCCCCAGACCATATTTATGATACTGATAAAAAAGGGAAGAAAAAAGTAAATGAGGTTGAAGATAGAACTGAAGCCTTAGATAAACTTAGAGATATTCTTGAGGATCTAAAATATATGTCTAGAGAAGCCAATGAATTACTAAGTAGTTATTTTCCAACTGCTCATTCTCGTGCGGAAGCATATGGTGCTCTTGATTTTGGAACATCATCTAATAGATATGATGTTACTTTAGAAAATATTATTGATGGTCTTGAGCGCGGTGTTGACGTTGATTAATCATGAAACTATTTCCTCTTATAAAAGAAATTATCTCTGAAGTTGGAGAAGGTACAGCTAAACCTTACAGCTATACTTCTAGACATGGTATACAAAGAGGTCAGCAGGGTAATGCAGCATATGATACTGCTTCCTTTACAACAGAGGATGGTGATAGATATGAAGTACAGTTAAATGCATATTGGGGTGATAATTATTGGGCAAAAGAGGTAGGTAATCACTTTACAATAGACTTTTATCTTACAGATGAACTTTCAGGATTTAATGATGCAGAGACTGTTGTAAATAAAGGACGATTATTCAGAGTAATGGCTACTATTGTACAGATAGCTAAAGAATTCATGGATCTAGTCGATTATAAGGAAAATTATATTGATCAATTAATAATATCACCAACGAAAACAGAAGGCTATTATGATGATAGACGTGCTAATCTTTATATGGCATATATAAAGAAGCATTTACCTATTAAAAGAATCAATTATGATGGTGATGAAATTATAGCAATATTAAAATGATTAAACTTACCAACATATTAAAAGAAATTATATCTGAAGTTGGAGAAGGATCTGCTAATCCGTATTCTTATAGTGTAAATGATAATGTCTTCAGAGGCAGCTCTAAAAATGTGGCAGGTAGAGATGTTACCTTCACAACAGAAGATGGAGATGATTATATAGTAAGCTTTGCTGCGTATTATGGAAATCATTCAAATGCAGAAGGAAGAGGACCATATTTTAAAGTTGACTTTACTACAGTAGATGAATATGGATACGAAGATAGAGCTGATCGTGTTGTAAATAAGGGTAGATTATTTAGAATTATGGCTACTATTGTAAAAGCTACCAAAGAATTCCTAAATGATATTGATTATAAGGAAAAAGGTATTAAAAAAATGTTAGTATTTCCTGCTAAATCTGATTTTGGTGATGATAGACGGGCTAACCTTTATTCAGCATATATTAAAAAGCAATTACCTGTTAGTGATGTTACCTATGATGGTAAATTAATGGTAGCATTTTTAAAATAAAAAAAATATATTTATAATAATAAGATTATGGATAATTTTAACTATAAAAAATATTTAAAAAATAACCCACTTTTATCTGAGGAGGATTCTATAAAAGAAGGTAAAAGATTATTCCATTATACTATTCCAAAAAATGAATTCGGAATGACTAGAATGGTCATTAAAGCAAAAGATAGAGAAGAAGCAGATGAAAAAATAGCTGCTGAATATCCTGATGGAGGATATGAATATAAAGGTAAAGGAGCTAAATTTGAATATTAATATGGAGCCTGTAGAAATATTTAACCAGTATTACGGGACCGATCTAGAGTTTCAACCTACTGATAATCTAGATATTAAAATTAATAATCTTGATGTAGAAGATATGACCTATCTTCCTATGGTAGCTGATAAAGTATCTATTATAGAAAGAAAAATAGATGATTATACAGTATATGAAATGGTTTTCTTATTAACCGGTAAAGCTGTTATATCAACTATTGTGGGAAAAGTACAGAATAATGAATTTATCCCTTTCTCTAATGAAGAATTTAAGGAATATGATAGTCTTATACCTTCTCACCTAGAAGTACGCTTAAAACAAAGGTAAAAACACTAAATTTAATGAAAATACAAGTTCTTGACAATACATTCTATAGGAGACCCTATATTACTAAACCACTTGATTATATCACATTTCAAACTACTTCTAACGCGTATTTTGATAAAGATGGGTATGAATTAAACAAATTAGAGCAGGAATTCTATAAAATCAATGGAATTAACATAGGATTAGACCAACAATACCATAAAGCCTGTCAAATTGAGTGGTTTTCCATGGATTTAGAGGGTTTTGGCATATATACCGATCATTGTATGCTAGTTCAACGCATGGCTTATGATGGATATGCTAAAGATCAAATAGAAAGATATGTAAGAGGAGAGTCGTCGGTGGGTAAAGATATTGATAAAACCTATAGAAAACTACTAGAAATACGACCTAAATATGGTTTAGATATATCTTTAGATTACATTGATGACGATCACTGTTTTGAGTTACTACATTATGAAGCAGATTTCTTTGATATCGATCAAGCTATAGAATATAAGGAGAGAGCAGAGTCTCTATTGCTAGATACTGATTGGAAAACATTAATAAATAAAGTTATAGATACTAAAGATCAATGGTCTAAGCTTAATTCTGACGATCAATCTGATTATAAAGCACAAATCTTTGGATTTAAACGTGCTTTTGATAATTTAAAAGTAATAGGTATTTAATTAAAAACTTACTACCTTTCCTCTAATATCATTTCTAGGGAATCTTACTTCAAAAATACACGGATCTAATGCTGGATATACTACTCTATTAATAGTAGCACCATGTATATCATAGCTATATTGACTATATCCTAAATCCTCTCCAACTTTATTAGTTATTTCTATATTATTAACTGTTTGAACTCCTTCTACTCTATCTAATAAATTATATAAATTACGTATTTCTATAGGTTGATTAATATTCCATTTATCTAAATCAAAATATTCATTAATTCTAATAATACATTGACTTAATACAATATTAGCATTATAATTTGGTTGAGTAATAATTTCGAAATCTACTCCAATATTAATAATATATGCATCTCGTATCTCGACTGTATCACCTACCATTTTATATTCATTTAGATAGGTTCTGATATTTTCTTTAACTGTATTAGTTAAATAAGTAAGTCTTCCTTCCGCATTTTCTCCTAAAACATATAGATTAACAGTTTCAATCGTAGATGTTTGTTGATCAGATAGTTGAGGTTTTTGCGCATATACTTTACCGATTCGTCCATATATTGATGGTAAAGATAAAGCTCGTATAATATAATCATCTAATGTAACTGTTCGTAGTTGTGAACCGTAACTTGATAAACTATTTTCTTTAATTTCTGCAAGTGTATCACCTCCTCTTCCACCTGTTAATGCATCTGGATTATTGCATGATAAACTATTAATAACATAATTAGCTGTAGTTGAAACAGGAGGTACATTATTAAATCTAACTAATGTTGCATCAATAATATTTATAGAATTTGCAGGTGAATTAGTCTGTATACCTCCACCAGCAAACATTCTTATTTGTATAGTTGTATTAGATGGTGCAATACCGTAACTGTTAGTAAATATAAAATTTTGCGGAGAATATGCAGTAGTTAATCTATTTTGCTCATATGGTAATCCTAAACCTACATTATTTTGATTAGGAATTATGTCTTCATCATCTCCAGAGCTATATCTTCCTGAACCAAATTGTAATCTAATAGTATTACTATCAATCACTCTTAAAATATATCTTCTTTCACTTTTTATAGCTGATAATACATATGGTGCATCATCTATATTTTGTGTTTTATTAGGATCTAAATAATTTTTATTTGGTTCTTTTCTAAAAATAGTTTCCTGTCCTAAATAATCAACTTCATAATAAACATTACCATCCGAATCAATAACATCTATCATATTAAGAAATGTAGGAGCAGATATATCTCTACTTGGAAATTCTTCATATTCATTAAATTGAAGTGTTCTAGTAACTATATTACCTGAGGTAATTTTTGTTGTTTTCTTTAATAAGAAAAATATTGGATTACCTGATCCGTCTATCTCGTATACTGTTAGTTCAGTTGGATCTATTGATGATGAAACTGAAAAATCTAAATCATTTAAAGTATAAAATCTATATGCTTCGTTTCCTGCTCCTGTTCTAACGCTAGTATATTGAGGAACTTTAATTGTATAGCTATAATCTGGAACATATTGTGTACCATCAAAAATAGCTGGTATTTGTTGAAATATATTTAAATCACCGCTAGCTGCGTTGCTTAATTTAGGTTTATAACCATACATATATGCAGCTTGATATATGTTATCGGATTGTCTTGCTAATAATAAAAAGTTTTCTTGTATTTGATTATCAAGATAAAAAGCTAAAACATCACCAACATAGGCAGACATCTCCATAAATATTCTAGCTGGAGAGGCTGGACTAAAATCAGTAAATGTATTAGGAAAATACGTTCGAGAAAATGTAGTTAGATCATTTAAAAAGCTACCAAAATCTTTATTTAGGTATCTAATGATTTTACTACTATTATTATTTGAATTATATGTTGGCATATTATAATGTTATAAAAACTCTATCACTTTCACCAGTATTAGATATAAAATAAGAAAATTTTATTGTAATTTGATTTCGATTAAAGTCAGGAATAGCTTCTAACTTACGCACTTTTATGTTGGGAAAAAATTGTCCCAGCTTACTAATAATATAACCTTTAACACTATCTACAGTATTATTTTGGAGTTGTTCAAATATAAACTGTCTTAGTCCACCACCAAAATCTGTATTCATATATCTTTCACCTGGATTAGTAAGGAAAAAATTAAGTAGGTTTGCTTTAATAGAGTCTTTTGACATATCAGTCTGTCTAAACACTCCTGGTACATTAAAAGGAAAACCAAATCCAATGTAAGAATTTTTATTTAAATCATTAAAATTAATATTTTTTCCACCGTATGCCATTACTTACTAATTAAGTTAGTGATTTGATCTAAAGAAACCTCACCTTCAGGCATATTACCGCTAATAGGATCAACTCCTTGAGGATTAAATTTTTGTACATCATTTGAATTAAAAGACATTGCTGTCTCACCTATAACATCCATATATGCTTGTCTTTTATTTATTAAAGATTTAGGATTAGGTTTTGATGTTAAAGTAGGTTGAGGTATAGTTACTGATTCAGTTATAGTAGGGTTAGAGTTATTGTTTTTTAAAGATTCCAAAAGAATATCTTTCAATTCATCCCTAAATACTTCTCTTACACACTCTTTAATTATTTTTTTAAATGTTGTACTTTTCATAAATCTTATTATTATAAATATTGTTATTGTGATTTTAAATTATTTTCTCTAATAAAGAATTTTAATTCATCTATTAATATTTTAGTATCCGCTGCAAATGAAAATTCTCCCTTTAATACTACTACATTATTAATATCTTTTGCAATAGCTCTTCTCCTTTTATATTCATTAGTAGTTTTTTCGGTTTCTATTTCAAATGTAAAATTTTGAAATTCTTCATCCGTTTCTTCTGGAGTTTCTAATAATCTTAATAGATCAGGATTAATAGGAGTTAATTGTTGATCTTTAGCACATTTATCTACTAATTTATCTACATTTGATAATAATTTAAGAATTATTTGTAATATATTACCTAAAATAGCTAAAAATAATAATATACCAGTATTTATACCACTTAATTTATCTAAAGTTCTTTTTTTATCTTCTATTCTAGATGATATAGTAGTAACTACATTAGCAGGGACTCCTACTCCTAAAGGAGCTCCTAACGGTATAGGTATACCTTGTAAAGTATTTAATAGTATATTAATAGTTGAGATTAATGTTTGTGAAATACCTAAAGCAATTGTTGTGGTATTAATTATTTTATAAGTACTATTAATTTTATCAGCTAAATTATTTCTTCTCCGTATAATATCATCTAATTCATTCGGTGTAGGACATTTAGTATTATCATTTACAATATTATCTTTTGACATATCTTCTAATTTAGATATCCCAAACTTTGCACCTAATCTTAAAGCAGTTGGAACTAATCTTTGTATTAAAGATTCTAAAAATTGAGCTCTTTTTTTACTTTGATTTATTTCTCTTGTTTGTTTATCAAATTTAGGTACTTTTTTACGTATTTTATTAGGTGATAATTCTAGTTTAGCATTTTCAATATCTTTTTCTAAATTAAGAGTTTCATTAATAAGTTTAATATCCCCTAAATTAGTTTTTTTAGTTCCATCTTTTAATACAACGTTAATTGTTTTTCTACTATAACCTTCTTTTGATATAATAATAGTATTAGGTATAGTATTGTATGAAGTACCAAATTTTAAAGAAAATCTACCTTTTTTATCAGTTTTTGCTGTAAAAGCAATTATTTTTTTATCTCCAATTTGTATACCTGGAATATCATTAAAATTTGGATTTTCATCGGGATTAGGTACACTGGTTTCGATAAAATTAGGAGATCCATCTAGTATTGGTGTATCGGTTTGTATACTAAGCCTATCAATTGTTCCGGATACCTCAGGTAGGGAGAGAAAATCTATTATTCTTGATACTCTCTCTCCATTAGGTGTATCTCTTGTAAAGGAATTTGAATTTGACGATATAGGATATAGTGCTAAGTCACCGTATATTTTATCATTAATTGATTTCCCAGCTTGACCTAAATCGTTAGGATTAATATATTTAATATGTTCAAAAATAGTCTGAGTTCCTATTCCTCTAAATAATAATCTAAATTTAGTAAAATTAGATTCATCGCTAAACATTCTTATCGGAAGATTAATTACTGTATTTATTTTACCTTCTAGATTAGCTTTAATGGATTTAACTATTTTATTATTTTCGTCTATTATATAAACTGTCCCGCCTGGTATACCTGTTCTTCTTCTACCTGAAAATACGTTTGTCTGTCTTAATATAGCTTCTTCTTCAAGAGTTAACCCGCTTTCAGTTTCATCAGTATTTGGTCTTACTAAATTTACTTGAAGACGAAAGTTAAAAGTATTTTCTTCAATAATAGGTTCGTTATTTACCTCTGAACTTACTTGTACTTCATTAATAGTTTGTAATGAATAAATAATCTCAGCTGAAATAGGTTTTAAGCTTACAGAGTCAATAACTCTTCCTTTAACTTTTTTCTTTATTATATTTACCTCACTTTTACGTGTATTTTCTTCTTGAACCTCTAATAAATTATTTTCTGCTATTTCATTGTTAGGTTCGGCTCTTTGTCTTCTTTTTTTATTTTTTGGTTTTCTTCTTTTTATTTTTTTACTGTTATCTAGTGTTTCAGTTATATTATTACCAGTAGTTATTTGACTAGGTATATTAACTATATTTTCAGTATATTCAACATTATCAGGTATAGGATTGTTAATTATATCTATTCCTGTAGTATTTAATTCACCTTCAAATACAGCAGCTTGGTTTTGCTGTACTTGCAATTCATTATCTAATTCAGTTGGCGATTCAACTTTATTAATTTGTGGTTGAATTATATTTGGTTTATTAGAAAAGTCGGATCTAATAATATTATTATATTGAATAGGAGTTGGAATAGTGGTATCATAAAATCCGTAAAAATCTCCATCATTATAATAACTTTGAGCTATAGTATCAAGTGTAATACTACTTCCATTAAGATACTGTAGTTCGTATTGATAATTTAGTTTTTCATCTCCAGGCATAGTCATTCCAAGTATTGGAAATGTAGTAGGAGGATACCACACATCACCCTCTCCAGCTGTTGTAAAAGATATACCTACTGTAGATAGTCTCTCTATTAATATATTTAATACTTTTTTATATACCTCTTCTACTCCTATAACTTGAGAATTGCCAAATTTTTCTAAAAAATTATTAGTATATTCACGCGCTAATCTTCTATCCATCTCCTTACGGATTGCATCTTTATTGATATTATTTATAAAGGCTGAATTAGATGGATCTTCACCATATTCAAGAGTTTGTATTGGCAGTCTACTATCGTTAGGTACTATAATTATTGAAAATCCTATTAATAATGCATCATCTGTATCGTTTTCATTTTCTACTATTAATAATTCATTAAAAGAATAAAATACTAGATTAGATACACTAACTTTATAATCATGATATATAGCACCTTGAATAGCCATTATGTTGTAAATGTAGTTTTTGAAAGGTGAGACTCTCCGCTGAGGACGCTTAATACTTCATTTATCCTATTCTGTGTAGATATAGCCTGCATAATAACTGGTTCGTTAGGAGCTGGTTGACCTCCAGGAAATATTTTACTATCTTCTAATGTTTCTATAAGCTCGTTAATACTTGTAAGAGCTTTTATAAGAAGATCATTTGTTTTATTACCAAGCATTACTGGTTCAGTTGCATTTACATTCCCCAGTCTAATATTATTACTATTAACTGAAAATTCATTCCTTGCATCTATTCCGATATTTTTACCTGATAAATTAATATTCTTTCCAGCTCCTATTATTATACTATCTTTTTTTGCAGCTAATACTAATCTATCTGAATTAATTAATATTTGAGGATTGCTATAGGAGAGTAGAGATTCGGGCGGCTCAGTACTAGAATTAAAGTTTATTTCAGGTCTATTTATAGGTAAAACTTGTGTTGAGGTTAAGTAAATACTACTTTTATCATCTGTAGGGTTTTCGGAAAAAGGTATGAAAGATGCTACCCCGCTATCATGAATACCATTATTTAGTATTGTAATAGGATCACCGTTTGCAGTACCGGGAGATGGATTTGACCATGAGTTTCCTGATCCAGGTCTAGTAGAGGAAAATCTTAAATTACTTCCAAATCTACCTTGAAATACTATGTCTCCTGTAAATATTTTTGTTTGTCTAACTCTTCCACTATCAATAAATGTTGAGTTACCACTTGGAGTTGGTTCATATGATCCAGCATCTGCTGATTTTGGTGTTATAGGGAGTATAACGCTTTTACTATTTGTTCTAACTGGATCTCTTAATACAAGTAATTCGTTGGTAAAGTTAGATGGATTATAAGAGGGGGTGTTAAATAAATTAACATTAGGTAGGTAATAGTATACTTGTGTACCTTCGTTTGTCTTAACTGGATTTTGTGAAAGAGATTTTATAATTATAACTACTTCTCCTATTAATGGATAGCAGGTAATATAGGGAAATAGTGGTTTTGCTTTTAAATTATCTTTTGGAGTACCGGGATTATCATTATCTATTACTTCAAAATTAATAGTTCCCATACTGTTATAGCCATCTTTAGCGTCAGGGAAGCCTGTACTATTATCATTTAATATAACTGATGTAACTATACCACTTAAAATATCCTGTGAATTAAAGGATCTTCTAGTTGGATTAAGAGTTCTATTTCCACCTGATAAAGCACTCATATTAATTATCCTTCAACTTATTAATTTCTTTCATTAGTTGAGCTTTTTCTTCTTCGGATATTAACTCTCCAGTACCATTATTTTCAGTTGATTTAACCATACGTTGTATTATAGTAGCTACTTTTATAAGTTGCTCATCATTTTTAATACCTAAATCTAAATATTCTTTAATGAGAGGAACTATTAAAGTTGCATCTCCAATATCTTGTATTAACGGTTTAAGTTCACTAATTAAGACAGAAATTTGTTGTTGTTTCTGCTTTTGGTTATCGTATATTTCAGATAAAATATCAGAAAACTTTTTCTTCTTAAAGACTATTTTATCAAAATCACTCATAATCTTTTCTAATAAATAGAAAAATTATGAATTTTCAAGTTCAAAGGATATCTCTTTAAATTGAATATAATTCTCTAAACCGGAATAAAATACCTTTTTTAATACTCTTACAACAGGAGTTATATGTGTTGTAGGTACATCTACTATTTCCTTAACAAATATATACAATGCTTTTTTATTAAAATTTTGTATAAAGCCTCTTTTTCTAAATATTTCTAAAACTGCATCTGCTATTTTAATATTATATTCATCATCAAATAACTTATATAAATTATCTGTTGCATAGATAGTGAAAGCATCAATATAGTCATGTAAATCTAATTCTTCATTATCCATTACATAGGAATAGTTAGTATTAGATTGTATTACTGAAGTATCTACATGAGTAATTTTTTTATTATAATTTTTTCTATTATATTGTATAAGGTAATTTTTTGTTATAGTACCAAAATATGAATATGCTTTAGTACCTTTAGATTCATCAAAAAGATGGATTTTTGATAATAAAAAAGTTATTACTTCATGCTGCAAATGTTCAATATTATCAACTTCAGTATTATAAAATTTATACCTATGTATAATATTTTGAGTTAATTTAAAAAAAGGATAGTGTATATGATCTTTATATATTTGACTTCTTACTTCACTATCTTTAGTATTATTATATTCAATAATTTTAGCCTCAGTTTCAAGCGTAAAATAATTTTTATCTGATTTTTTTCTTCCCATTATTTTTTTAAAGTAAAGTCTGATAATAAGCTATTAAGCTTTTTTATTTCATTAAAAAAGAAACCTATTTCATCATCAGACTTAAAAGAATCAGTTTTATCTAATTCTTCCACTTTATTATTAATAAATTCAATTATTCTTGATACACTATCGAGATAATTAAAATATGAAGACGTAACTGTTTCAGCTACTATTAATTTTTTATATAAATTATAAATAATAAAAATACAAATAAATAAAAGTATTACTAGAGTTGTAATTATCCAAACCATTATAAATCGTTTAATATATTTAATAAATTCGAATCTTTTGATTTTTTGGCTGTTTCTGTAATAGCTTTATTTTGTACTGATTGCTTTTTAACATTAAGATTAAAAGGCTTTTTTTCTTGTTTAGGTTGCTCTTCTTTATTATAATAAAATTGTTCGAATTCAATTCTAGCAGCCATCATATCAGCATGATGAATAATAATTGGAAGAGAGCTCTTAAATTTAGAATCTGGTAAAAAGCTAATAAAGTATTTTTTATTTGCATCATCATAAAGCCCATCATGAGTTTGAATACAAACATATTCATTTTGAGTTACTTTAATTCCATAATCTTGCAATAGAAATAATGAGCGATCTGGAATAGACATAAAATCTACTTCTGAGTTATGCTTATAATGTTCTCCAAGATTCTTACGTCTCCATTGATCAGTCTGTTGAAGATACATTAAATTTTCCTTATCACCTATCTTACCTAAGTCATGATTAATAGCAGAAAATACTAACTCCTCTTCAGTATAATCTTCAGTTCGGCATCCCATCTCTTGCCAAATTTTATTTAACTTAAGAGCACACTCTACAACGCGATTAACGTGATCAACATATCCTCCTGGGAATGCATTATGAAAGGAATCTTTATGAGATGCTGGATATAAAACTAAATCCTCTTCTCGTTCTTGATAAAAATTAATTAACTGCTCTTGTCTATCTCCAGTAATATAATTTTTAATATTATCAATAAATGTATTCCAATTAGATTGTAACTGTTCAGGGGTAAGATTCATTTAAATATATTTTTCTTAATATACGAAATAAATCTCAATTAAACAACTATCTTAAAAAGATAATGTAAAATTGCCAGTTCCTCTATATCTTACTAAACCCCCTCTTGAAGTATCAACAGGTGTAAACCTGACTGTATTTGTACCTCTCGGGACAACAATACTAAATTTATATTTATTTTGAACAATACTAGATTCAGATATTCCACCAAAAGCATCAAAAACCCCCTCAGTATAATCAACTGCCTCCAGAGGCATAGATTCATCAGAGTTCCTTTTAATATTATTTGTACTATCTTGAACTTGCTCTAACGTAAAATATGCAGGAGAATCATCAGTAGTAGTTAAAGTAGAGGATGGATAAGTAAATGTAAAGGTTTTAGTACCATTAAGTGACCCAACAGTAGTTCCTGCTCCTTTTAATTGTTGTGGGGTAAATGTAGGCATATTATTTCTTTATAAATAATCAAAAGAATAATCTTCCACAATATTCCATTGCTTTCATCTTCTCATCATATATTTTATTATTAAATTTAATTATTTTATTAATAATATTATATATTTTTTTAATTATTTTAAATATTATTTTAATTA